TATCCAAATGCCACAGGGCGCGACCCTAATGACGTGAGATGCAGTGGTGAGCGGGTGGGCGAACTGCTGAGCGTGATCGTTGCTCAGAGCTTCGCCCTATATGCCGCTGAGAAGTGATCAGATGCCGCAAGCTTCTGGTTGTGGCATGGGGCAAGCCGTCTCCGGCTCTTGGTTGTCGTCGTCTCCGTTGACGCGGGTGAGGATCAACAGATCGTCTTCGATCTCAACCTTGCAGTAGTCGCCAGGGCCGATGCCAACCTTGCTGGCGTAACACTGGCTCAGAGGAATAACGCCACGGTTGCTGGCTTTAACCATGTAATTCAATTTTCTGGTGGGTGGCTTGTAGGGAGTCTTGGCAAGAACAACACCCTGCCCTTCGCTAATGGCTTTATAGAAAGCGGTCTTCAGATAGCTGATCTGCCCGTTGCGTTCTTTGGTGTAACCGGCTTCGTGCATTTGTTGCTGAGCATCCATCTGGGGGTTGCTCTTTACGAATTCCAGAAGTTCGTCACCGGTAAGCTTTGTAGACACGTTGACATACGTTTACTGTTGACAGTCTACAACAAGTGCCGACTGCTGACATTTATCCCCATGGTGCCCAACCGTTGAATGTCAAATTGCCCTTGGCGTCAGTGCCCGCACTGTCAAGAACATTCTTTGCTGCGCCAAACGTGGCGTCCAGAACAATCGACCCAGTACCTGGCACATACACTTTGCCGTTGCTTGACAGCTCTGGTTTCAGCCCAGCAATTGGCAGCAACGGATCATTGATGATCGCATCTCTGTATGGCGTTGAAGCTTGGTTGACTTGATTAAATGCGCCTTGAACCAAGGACTGGAATTCACGTTGACCCTGCCTATTGCCAAGCTGGAAACCGCTAAGAGTTGACTGATTAAATATGTCCTTGTTGTTGTTATATCCTGCTCGGTATTCCTGCTTGTCTAGGCCTGCGTTTTTGTTGAATCCATATTTGTTTAGCTTGCTTTGGGCCTTGGTTTGTTTCGTAGTCAGCTTGTGATCATATTTAAAATTGCGGTTATTATTCTGACGGTTTAGTTCTGTTAGTGCATTTGCGCTATTCTTGTCGTTCAACAATTGCACCAACCGATCGTCGGCCTCTTGTTTAATTACAAATGTGTTCTGATTGTATTGACTGTCGCTGTTGTTAATCTCTAGCGTCCTTTGAGCCTCAAGCCTTTGATCGTTAAATTTGTATTGGTTCTGGCGTAACTTTTGCAGCTTCTGCGTTCCCTTCATTTGATCTCTTAAGCCTTGAGCTGTATTTGCAAATTGAGCAAACTGTTGCGCAACTTCGCCTTGAACGCTTGAGTTGAAGTTAGCCATTTTTTGTCGTCTTGCTTTCTGCTGGACTCTCATCTCTCCATACGTTCGGCCAAAGGCCTGCATGGCATCCAGCGAAACCTTGTTGGAACTGTTGCTGCCCCCTTGCCTTACTGCCGCTTGATTGCGTCTGACAGCAGACTCAGTGATTGCAGCGGTGTACTGGGCATCACGTTCCAGGGTGTCTATCTGTTCGCCCAATAAAATCTGCTCTTGGATGTCTACCCCTTGGTTCTCTGTTTGAGACAACAAAGCGTTTGATGCAATTGCGCTTTGCTTTATTGAATTCATATATGCAGCAACCTGAGTCATTGCTTGTCTATTGCTTTGCGCTGCGTCCATGTTATTGAACGCTTTATCAATGCTGCTATTTAGGTTAATGTTTTCGTTTCGTACGTCCCTAGAAAAACTTTCGTTGCCTAGCGCCATCTCTCTGTTGTTTTTAAGTATATCTCTGTTGTCTCTATACGCCATATTGGTAGTCTTTGTCTGAAGTCCAGAGACAAGGTTGTTGCCTTGCACCCCTAGCATTTTTCTGATTTGTGAATTCTGAAGTGCAGACTTAGTATCTATAGTGTTCTGACTTCGGCCAATTGCTGTTTCCAGTTGGCTGCCTTTAAAGCCACGACCAAGCTCACTGGTTTGATACATAAGATCTCTGACTTCATCGTTAAACCTTATCTGCTCTGCTTCTACATATTTGTCATCTAGCGCTTCACTGTTTAATATTAGATTTTGCATGACCGTATCGATAATGCCGCTTTGTTGTTTCTCGTAGTCTGCTTTCTTGACAGCATCAACGTACCTAGCTGCTCCTGTCTCAGCCATCTGCCAGGCATAATTAGACATAAGCCCAAGGAAACCTAGTTCCCAGTTTTCCGTGTCACGTTCATTTATTGCTTTATTTAATTTCTTTGTTTCTTTGTTTTGCGCTGTCGCCGCATTGCGTTTTGAGTTACCACTAATCAACCCACCGACAAGATCCAGTCCAGCTTTTGCCACCAACACTTCCCACGACATAGTTAGATAGCTTTCTCTCGATCACTGTAAACGCCTTTCCAACTGGCGCTAGTGATCGTCAATGGCAACCATGAGTCAGACTCAACACTGACCTGGCACAACGTGTTCTGGCTGCAGACAGGAACGTCAGTGCTCCCGGTGTCCAACCAGTCATTGCTGAAGCCAATAAAGCTGTTGTTGACAGCAGTGCGCCGAGACCGGAATGTCACCACCGTGTCATCGGTGCGGTTGAATCTCCTGACCCGCACGTTATACATACCAGTGCCAACATGGTTAACAGTCCAACGCAGTACTTGTGTGCGCCCTGCTAGCTGACCCATTTCTCTGGTCTTGGCTTCATTCTTGTCTGGAACGTAAGCCGTGTTGAACACATATTTAAAATCGTATGGCTCACCAAACGCAATTTGTGAGCTTGTCCAGTCTCCGGCCTCATCGCAGACCAAAGAGTTTGTAGTAGTTTCACCAAGCTTTAAGCCTTGGTTGGTTGCATTTGTGTAGCGAAGAATCGCAACCGTGCTCTCGGCTGGTGAGTAGGGGAGTGCAAACGTTGTCGTGTCCGTTGCTGCGTCATACGTTCCAGTGACACGAGCCGATGGTGCAGTAAAGGCGGGAGAGGGGAATTGGATCAAGCGATCAAGATGGATCTGTGGTTCATCTTTCAATTCAATTTCATCGTTCAGCTGCAACACGAAATAAGTGCCGTCAGCATCCGTCACCAACATGTATAAAGCGTTGTCTATAAATTTCACCCATTGGATTGATTGGTTCAACTGCCACCTACTCCAACTTTTCTGCAATTTCTTTTGCCCTTGCTCTGTCACTTGCCATAAGTATTTATAGACATACAACTCCGTGTTGTCTGTTGGGGATATTGCAACGCAGGCATCCACGGCCTGCCCTACATCCCAGTGCGTTATGTAGCCTTCAATGTATTTAGGAACGTAGTTTGTAACGTCCAGACTGCTGCCAAGGTTTAGACCTATCTTGGTGTTTCGTGTGTTGTTATAGAAGTTGAATTCCCTGAAATGAGTGTATCCAAAATGTTGCGTTGCAAATAAAACTTGGCTGCCAGATAGCTTCGGCCTGACGTTAGGGTTCATCTCTAGGTTGCTCAACCTAAAGATCTCACCGGTCAGGGGCGTCAGCACGTCAGCATCAGCTGCTCTTACTTGGAATTGCGTCGTGGCTGAAAACAACAGGATGCTGTCTTCTATAACAATTAGCCATTCAAGTGGCGAGCTTCTTTCACTGGTGCCACGCAATCCAAACGGGTCTGTGCTTTGAGTCAATATGCTTGTGTCATTGAAGAAATTAAAAATGTCATTTGTCTCGCTAAACTGAACTGTCTCGTTTGCGCAGACAACATAACGACTCCTGAAAATAGCGTGATCTTTTATTTTGCCGCCAATGAATTCAGGGTCTGGTGATGACTCTTCGTCCCCTGCTGTTCTCTCTCCCCATAGAGGGAAGGTATAGGTATAGCTTTCTCCATCTACGGTCTGCGTTCGTTTTGCTCCATCAGCTGGCCCAACAAAAAACACATTTTCGTCTGCTCGGTAAAGAACCAATGGCATCGTATTAGAATCAAATTTATATTCAATTCCTGGTTTCACTGTTTCTTGCCAGCCGCCTTCGCCTAGCTGCCCATCTATAGGAGTTCCGGAATAAACGCCAAACTTAAGCCAGCGATTATCTAAAGCTGTGCTGGGATCGCCCTCTACTTCAACAATATAATTATGCGGTCCAATAATGGGCAAAGCAGATAATGATTGAACCTTGTCAGTAAAGGCATTAGCAAGTTCACCGCTGCGTCCATCGTCTATCTCAAGTTTGAAAGCAGAGCCGTCGGTTTTGGCAACATCAATAATGTATTGATACGGCCCACAGGTAAAGCCATCGGTGTTGTTGACTTGTTCGGAAAGCTTTTTGGCAACATCGGTTGTACTGATCTGATTGCTATCGTCGTCTGCTTTAGGCGTTGTGTATGTTCCAACCTCAACATCATCAATCTTGACGGTGTAGGTAACGTTGTACGCCACAGCCCTAATGAATATAATCCCTTTCCCGCTTTGAGTTGGTGTTGTGCTTGTGGAGTATCCAGTCTCTTTTTCTCTATTTAAAAGCAGGCCAATTGCCCCACTGCTGATTAAAACATATTGCTTGTAATAGTCTGACGTCCCAGCTTCTACAGCGTTATAAAGATAAGACGTTGTGTCTGCAACAACATGCCCGTCATCATTTAATGTTAAACCTGTCCCATGAATATCAATGGTGGGGATGACTCCATTCCGATAGAGCACCATGATCGTCTGGTTTGTCCCCGGCCCAAGTAAACAGCTATACCGTTCGCTGTTTGTAATATCCATCATCTCCATATAGAAATTCGTCAGCTCATCGTCTGATACCTTCGCCTGCAACCTCACGCAATTGCGTTTAGTCAATCCCTCAACAGGAGAAGACCAGCCGTTTATCTGTTCTTCGCCTTGTCCCGCTGTTCGTAGGTGTGATGGCTGCTGACTGATGCCTTGAATCAGAGTGTCAAGATCCCGCCGAACTGGTGAGCTTGCAGCGCCAGGGGCAGACCCCTTACGAAAGCGAGATTTTCTAGCCATCAGTGAAACCTGAGTCGGGTGGTTGCGGCAGGGACATAGCCAAGGCCTTGACCGCCGCCACGGTCATTGCCCCATAGAAGATTGTTGCTGAGGTTTGATTCCTCAGACCTGATCAACAACGTCCGGGCCTGGTCTTCATCAGCAGCCGTGTAGGTGAACACAATGGAACTTGCTACATATCGGTCGCTGAAAATCCTTGCGGCTCTCACAGCGATGTACTGCTGGGCTGCATGGGGGAGATCAGTCCACACCCATGTTGTGGTGCCAACATTGCAATAGAGGGCTTTGATGACCTCTCTTGCGTGTAATGCCTGGCTGTTGATCTCTCCAGCAAAATCAAAACGGTGATTCAGTTTGTCGTAGACACGCAAACCTCTCAGCACATATTGATTGTATGGATAATCATTGGGAGAGAATTTCACCGAAAGGGTGTCACCGGAAACGACGTAGACATTTGCTGCTGTTGCAGGGATCTCTACGTCAAACTCGGTATTCCAAGACCAGCCTTCTGATTGAACATCCAAGGCAACCTCACGCAACGTCCGCATGGCCAACGATGCGTCAGTGATCTCATTGGTGCTGGCAGCAAGGCTGGACACACCAGCCTCACCAATCGTTGCAAGGATCGTGTTGACTGCTTCGAGTTCAGTCATGCAGCATCACCACCAGTGCCAACAGTGCTGAGTGGGAAGTAGGTCTCTGTCTCGTTTGTTCCCAGCACGTAGTAATCAACAGCTGTCAAAGGAACCAGTGCTTGATCTGTTTCCCATGCGCGATTGATAGCAGCTCCATCAACTTGTACGGCCATGAAAAAAGGGGGCAGTTGCCCCCCACATTAATTCCCCTTTCACCCAGTGTTCAGTCTTGATCGTTGTAGATCTCGACGCAACATTCAGGGCGGAGCATTCCAACCCCGACTGCCATCTTACTTGTGAGCAAGGTGGCGTTATACATCTGGGAATAATCATTCCCGGTGCTGCCGACTGTGATGTCACGCAGCTTGACCACACCAGCTGCACCGCGTTGGAACGCGAGCATTCTGGTCTGGGTCATGTCCACGCTTGAGGAAACGGCGCTGCCGTTCATGACATAACCCTGCTCACCGGACAACGCTGTGACGTTGCCCTGGGCAAGGTTGTTGGAGGAGTAAATGCTGAAGCCCGCAAGCTTCGTGATTTGTCCTTCCTTGTAGGAGCCGTTTGCACCCTGTTGGTTCCAATCTTGGTTCACAGCCCGGCTGGACTGGATCAAGGTATAAAACGCTTCAGGGGTGCAAACAAGAACGCGATTGTCCCGTGAGACATCTTTGCGATCTAGTGCTTCAGCAGCAGCGAAGACGGACGCTACATAATCATCAGCGGTAGGCGTGGCCTCATTGATGTTGACCCGGCTTCCTGAACGGAAAGGGTCATCAGGTGAGAGACCGGATGGGAGGTCTGCAGTCAAGTCTGCATCTGCTGCAGCGACTCTGGCCCCAATTGTTATCTCTCTAGCGATCCTTTTATCGTGGGTTCTTGCCATCGCCTGGCCTAATTCTGTGCTATAAATTGATCTAATATCGTAGTGATTCTTGGCGTCGTCAAGATCATACAATTCAGCTGCTGCTTCGAGGATGTTATCAATCCGGATAACAACTTCGTTCTGCGCCATGTTACCTTGCCCTGCCACTTGTTGGCCCGGAACATGATAAGCAGCCGTGAATCTGCCGGTCACAGGGAACTGTGCTGAGCGGCCGTTTTGTATAGTTCGGCTTTGGACGAAACTATCAAATAGGCACTCTCTTTTGAAGCTTGTTAGAACTTCTCCGGAAAAAACTTTTAGGAAAAGAGCATTATCCTGAGCCCAAGTTCCAGCGGTGTTATTAATTACACCGGGCCTTGAAAGAGTCATGGTTAGAGGTTGGTGGAAGTGTGTGCAGTGTGATCAACTGGTGCATCACGCAACCGCCACTACTGCTAACAGGTACGCCATGCGGCTGCTAGCAGATTTTGTGGATGTAGATCTGGTCTAGTTATACAACAAACTCAGCGAGCATTAAACACATTGCTAACAGCAATCCTTTTCTCCACTTCTTTCACATAGGACGGATCTGTTCCATAACGAGGATCTCGCATTGCCTCAACAACCTGTGCCTCTGACGTGAACCCTTGCACGTCCTGGCTTGGAGCACGGCCACCCGTCAGCTTTGGCTCATAGCCATTGGCCATCAATTTGTCGTACTGAAACCCTTTCAGCATCTGCAGAATCGTTGTTTCATCCCCGCTGTCCAAGGCAACCTTGTACGCCTCGGCTGCTTGTTCGGTGACGTTCTGCTGGCCCCAACGCATCAGCGCCTGGTACTTCTCTTCTCCACCAACCTGTTCAAACATCCGACCCTTGATTCGTTCATAGTCTTCAGCGCTGACTTCAGGGGCGTTGCTCTCTTCCTCTTCCGACTCTCCCTCTTCGGCTTCTCCCTCTTCAGCCTGGGGCGGCTCAGCCTCTCCCCGACGCATTCGTTCGACTTCGCGCTGCAGGTTCCGATAACCCTCAACTAAATCGTCTTGGGTTTCGTACTTGCCAAGGATCAGATCATTTTCCTGTTCCTGCTGTTCGTCATACAGCTCGGCTTTGGCAGCTTGAACTCTGGCCTGCTCCTCAGCAAGGCCTTCCTGGTTGCTGGAATCATCCAGCCCGGTTTGTATTTCAGCCATGGTTAACGATTAATAAATCCATCAGTGATGATCATGCGGCCACCACTAGGCAGTGGCCGGTAGTGAGAACCAGCGGGAAGTTTGTCTGTCTTCGGCTCTTCAGGCTTGGGGTCCGACTGGCCTTCCCCCTCCTTGAGGGACTTGGGGACCTGGTCCTTGCTGAGGAGGTGGCGCTTGGGTTGCTCCGGCATTGATAGCGTTGCTCGCAAGTTCTTGTTCCAACTGTAACTGTTGTTGTTGACTTTGCTGCGCTTGTAACTCTTGCTCACTGCGCACAAGACCCGCAATGTCTATTCCTTCTGCTGCTGCAAATCTGCGGATCAGTTCGCTCGGATTGATCAACGGCAGCATCTGCTCCGGCCCTAATGCTGCGGTCGTTACCTGCAGGAAGTTTGTCAACCGTTGCTTGTCATTGCCACGGCCAATTGCCTCAAGCCCTGTTGTGATCTGGGGACTGACAAGATCCACTGGTACTGGTGGCAGCTTGCCTTCCTCTTCCATCAGGAACAAAACTCTTCTAATTAAGGGCAGTTGCAGTTCCTGACTCAGCATGGAGTACACCCCCGCCAAACCTGCTTCGAGCTGTTCCGCAAGCAATTTTACCTCCGTTGCGCTGACGCGCTCAGCGTCACGTTGCACTGCCTCGTTAGTAAGGAACGTGAAATTTATTCGCTTCTCCAGCAACTGCACTGTCTGTAGGGCAACAGACATATCCTGATTTTTACCCACAACCAGTGGTTCAACATCCGCTGCATTTCCAGCAACGATGGCACCATTTTCAGCCCTGGTTAATACGTCAGCCCTGGTAACACCGTTAGGATTCACAAGGAAGATTGCCTTGGCCATGATCGCGCTGGCCTCAACAATTGCTCTGCTCAGTTGTTCCAAGCTGTTGAGATCGCCGATCACGTCTTCCACGAGACTGCGACCAAAGCTCTCCCCGTGAATTTTTTGGAGCCTTAGGCACAAATAAGGGCAGGTATCTATACGGCTAAATCCGCTGGAGTTTGGAATTGTCTTGCCTTCATATTCTTGATGCCACTCAACTTTGTTTTTCTGCTGATCAAACAGAACATGCGTATAAACATGGTTGATCTTTTCGTCGCCTTCATCGGCTGACACGCTGGGCGGCAGGAACTTATCGCTGACGCTTTCCTTGATCACAATCTCAGACAGGTTCCCCTCTGGATCTCTGTCCACCACATACGATCTGAGGCCATACATCCGAACGTTGTCAGCACCGATATACAGCAGGGCGTTACCACCAACAAGCAAATGCTTGATCGCTTCGAACAGTGCCGGCCTGACCATCAGCTTGTCTAAGCGAGCAAGGATCTGACGTTCCATGCTGCTCATTGCAATATCGACCTCACTCATTACATTCTCTTCCTGCCCTCCCTCTTGTTGGATAACCTTATCCATCTCACCTTTATCAATCACCAACCGAAAAAATGGTTGACTTGGTGGATAAAGAGCCAAAAGCAGCTTGGCACTCAGAGACGAAACACCCCGTGCGCCTGCTCCTTGGTAAAGACTGATCAGGCTGCTGTAAGTTTCTGATCCAGTGGAATAGTTCTGATCGCTTTCTGGAATCAATGCAGGCATCGTCAAGCTGCTGCAATCAATTGCGCGTCTCAGAAAAATGGAGCGGTGCAATGACAGATCGTCATAGCGAGACTGAGCGGTGTCGATGTTGGCCATGATTTAAGCGAGCTGTAAGCCAGCAAGTGGATTGGATTGTGATCCGACGTCAGTAAGGATCGCCAGATCACTGAGTTGGTTGTCTTCTCTTTTGCGTTTTGATTTTCTGTAATCCCCTGCCGTTATTGAGCTTGCGTTGGGGTTGGCGTCAGGGACGAATGAACTCAACATATTTTTGGCCCGCTGATCTGCTGCTGTGATTGCATTATTGGCAGAGTTCAACTCATCCTGTAGGTATGTATTGGTTGCAGCAAATCCATCTGCCATGTCGCCAAGAGTCTGAACCTGTAATCCCATGGCGTCAATCTGATCCTGGAAAGCGGTTCTCTCTGTCTCTCTTAATTCATTATATCCATCAATTAACCCTTGCTGTTCGCTAATAACATCAGAATTAGAGTCAACATTATTGCTCCCAATCCCATAGTCAGACAGCAACGATGACAGGTCTGGCGCGCTGTAGGCGTCTTTAACGCCTTTGGTTATGCTTTTAATTGCTTTTGATTTATTCAGCTGGTTTTGATACCTTGTTTTGTTGACAACATCCAGCTGGTTGTTGCCTACTCTTCCGAATGACAGATTTAAAATGTTGGAACCAAATCGTCCATCTCCTTGCACGCCTTTTGCCAGCTGCTTCAGAGTTTTCTCGTATCTGGGATCAGTCATTGTGATCCCTTTCTTTCTCATCTGCTCTGCAACGTCATAGCCTGCCTGAGCATCACCTCCAAGTGCAGCAACGATGTCATCAAATTCACCACTGCCTCGTATCCCGTACTCGGTTAACGCTTTCCCAGCGTTTGGGTTTTGATTTGATAATGCGTACTGCCTAATCTCTTCCAACTCACTCAGCTTGTCTACGTCATTAATCCCAAGAGCAGTTTTTGCCTTTCCATAAATTCTGTTGTTGTTGTAATAGTCGTAATTAATATCGCCTGGTGTTGTTGTTGTTGTTTCAACCCCGGTTTCGTCATCCGTCGTGGTGTTGGTGATACCTGGCAACCGGACTCCACCCTGTTTGAAATCTCTGAGGATCCTGTTGGCTTGGCCCCCTGAGATCCCGCCTTTGACGTTGCCAGTGGAGCCTGGTTCTGGAGTCCCTGGCCTTGTGGGCGCCGATTGATTGTCTCCCCTGCTGATGTTCTTGCTTATGGATTGCGAGTTTCCCCGAGCATCGCTGACAGCAGCGGAAGGCTTAACCGGCTTTGACTTTGGCGGTGCCTTGGGAGGGTTCTTGCTTGACGCTGATACGCCTGGGGCTTTTGTCGTTGCACCTTTAAAGCTTGTTTTGCTGGTGTTCTTATTGGCGTTCTTCAGTCCTGAAGACGGTTGCTTGGCCTTGCTGGGTAAAGGTGGCTTGGCATTCTGTTTTGCCTTGCCTGTGACCTTGATCTTTCCGCTGCCGGTGTTCGACCTCGTTATATTTTTTTCGCTGACTCCAAGCTCGCGTAGGTCCCGTGCTTCCTTGGCTGAGATCTTCCCGTCCTTCCGCGCCTCCTGAAGCTTCTTTTGTTTTTGCTTAGCTGTAAGTGTCTTGGCCATCGATTAAACCTCGCAGGAAGCGGATGACAGATCTCTGCCCTGAAGCGTACCGAATCTGATCAATGGAGTCATTGAGTTCAGGGGTCCGCTCAGGGAAGAAAACATCTAATGCTTCCATCATCTCAGGTGTCAACCTGTTGCCGACAGCTTTCTTCAGTGAGTCAATGTTGGCGGTGTCCACAGTGTTACCTTCCGTTCCCGTAGATCATAGTCGCCATGCTGCAATATTTTCACCAGCCTGGCCTGCAGCAGTGCATTCTCTTCCGCTGGTATCGGAATCCAAAACTCATCGCCTGCGACTAATGGTCGCTTTGGGTTCTTCGCTTCCAGTTTTTTGTTCGAGGCTTCAAAGCAAGAAACAATTTCTTTCCAACATTCCACCGGTTTTTGAAAGTCAAATTTGCGCACAATTTTCTCTGCTGAAACTTTGCCGATCCCCCTGCAGCCTGGGATGTTGTCAACTGAGTCACCAATTAATACCTGAGTGTAGAAGTTAAACAACGCCTCGTTAGGCGTGACATACCAGTGGCGTTCATGCTCTGGCTTGAATGGCCAGTAGTGATGCCCTGGTATCTGGTTCAGATCCTTGTCGCCACTGACAATCACATAGTCCAGCCGCTCTTTTTCAAGCCCTGTCGCCAGGATTCCAAGAGCATCATCTGCTTCAATCTCATTGTGCAGAAAAGCGCCATGATCTAGCAGCAGCTCCTGCTTGAAAGCCTTAAAGCCAATCGGCTTTTTCTTGCCAGCCCTGTTGGCCTTGTATGCAGGATCGAGGCGTTTCCTGAATTCACTGTTGCCCGTAAAACAAAGCTGAACGTTTGTAACTTGTAATTCGCCAGCATCTTTTCGGATAAGATTGATGGTGTCCCAGAATCCTTCTCGAACATCATTGAGATCAGCAAACCGGGTCCACATTTCATCTCCCAATTCAACATCAACCTCACACCTCATGTGTTCATAAAACTGAACCATGTCAGCGTCAATGAGTGCAATTGTCATTAGTTAGTCACCTTGTCTGAGTTGAGGGCATCAAGTAGATCTAAAGCGTGTTGGAATGCGTTGCGTTGGCCAACGTGATAGCCATACCAAAAGTTGTCGCAACCGTCGTGTTGTCTCCCGCCGTTCTTCTCTGCGTCCTGGCAAAGCTGATGAACGCGGGCAAGGGATTCATTTAAGACAGTCACATAGTGGCTCTCTCGTAAATCTCCTCGAACCTGCAAGTCTTCGGATCGAATTCCAGCGCCCCCATCAGGCCCACTGTCCCTTTGACCCGGTTCTTTTTCAGCCAGCATTTTGTTTTGTTGGGGTTTTGTGTGTCCAATGGATTGCGTTGCAGCATCCAGATGTAATCAGGAATTTGTGCCAGGGACATAGAGCCCCTCAATTGAGAGAGCGATGGTTCTCCCCCCTCTTCGTGGGGTTTTCCTGCTCCTCCGGCAAGGCCTCGTGATAGGTGAGAGACGACGACAAATGTGAAGTGATAGGTAATCGCCATTTCTTTGAGTTCTTTAATCGCTTTATCAATAGAGCGGCGCTGATCAGCAGAAAGGGAAATACCATCAGCCAGAAGGGAGAAGTGATCGAGGTAAACAATTTGGCATTGTTCGCTGTTGACATAGTGTTTAACGGTTGACTTGAAAGCATCCAAGTCCTGACTGCCAAAACTATCTAAAAGCAACAAGTTCTTACTGAATCCCCGCATTGCTTCTCTTACCTCTTCCTCTTTTGCGACTCGTTCCTTTTCCTTGGCCAAATGAAAAGGCCAACCCAGATATTCAGACAGCATCCGTTCCAGCGTTGTCGTGGCCGCCTCTTCCAGCCCGATGTAAGCAACTTTGATTCCGTTCCTCGCGTTGTGTAATGCGAGAGATCGGCAGAAAGCTGACTTCCCCAATCCCGTGCCACCGGCCAGCATCCAACATTCTCCCTTTTTCATCCCACCGGCACAGGCTTCATTCCACTGAGCCCAAGGAGTAGGAATCCCTTCGTCCTGAACAGGATGCAGAACCTGCTCCAACAGTTCATCAGCTCGGACAACATCCTTGACCTTGGGGCGGGTTGCATTTGTGATTGCATCCCTGATGGCCTGTCCGTCACCAGCCAGCCATGCCTCACCAGCGTCTTTGTAGGCAAAGGCCACAACACGCTTGGCTTGCGGAAGGATCTTTAATATCTTCTCTGTTGCTAAAATTCCTTGCTCATCGTTATCCATGAACAGCGTAATTTGAGCAAAAGACTCAATCCACTGCAGGTTGTCTTGTATATTCTTTTCACAGGCTGCAGCGCCGGAAGTGATAGCAACAGGGAATAGAAATGATCCCCTGGTTCTATCTGCTTCGCGAACAACCATGGCATCTTTCTCACCCTCTGTGATGACAAGGTGTTTGCCATCTCCCCTGTGCTGCCCAAAAAGCTGGGTGTTTTTGTTTGTGCCGGACCAGCCAAATCGCTTTGGCATCACCCGTTTCTTGACACCAACAACCCTGTTGTCCTGCCCCCTGATCATTGCCAGGTGAACAGTGTTGCCCTGACTCTCAGTTACCTGATAATCGTATTCCTGACAGGTGCGCTTTGAGATCTTCCATTCAGGGATCTCCTGGTGAGTGCCAACAGGCAGGGCTTTGACAACCTCAACTGTCTCGTCGATGCTGTCCTTCATAAAGTCTCCGAGCACCCCGCTTTGCGGTTCGGAGACTTGAAAATGGTTGTCGCAACTGAAGCAGTGGACGCTTCCGTCTTCGCAACGGGAAGCTCCGTCTGAGCTTCCGCATGATTCAATTTCACCTTTGCCCGCGACTTTGCCGCCTGGGCACGGTATGTGGTTCTCGATCCATTTACCCATGCCTGTAAGAACTCCTGGGGGATAGGGGTGGGGCACCAACAGATGCCAAATTTTTCACACCACATTGAATATGAAGTGGAGGATGAACGGCTCAATTTTTGGGTAGGTGATTGCAGCGCAACAAAGATTTTTAGTGTTGGGTGCTCTCTAATGACGGCAAGGAATTTGGCCCTTGAATCTGATGGCCAATAGCCTTTTACCTCTATCCAAAAATCAAACTTCTCCCCTTTCACCAAAAAGTCTGGTGTGTAGAACTTTTTGAGGTGATAGGGGAAGCGTTCTTTTTCATAACTGATCGCCAGCCCTTGATCATTCAAGGACTGGCTGATCTGTTCCTCCAACTTGCAGCGAAATTCACCGTGTTTGCGTTGTTTCCGTGCAGCGTTGAAAGTCCGATACATCAGAGAGCAATCTCCCCTGATGATTCGCCGTCAAGGATGGCCTGAAAATCGTCGCGGGGAGCCTCGGCCACCCAGCCACCATCAACAGCTTCAACCTGAATGC